CGCGCCGAAGATTGCTGCGAGCTTACGATCCCGGCGCTGTTCCCTGAAGTTGGATTTAACTACGCCCAGCAGCTTGAAGGCCCGTACAACTCGGTCGGTGCCCGTGGCATCAACCACCTGGCATCGAAGCTTGTGCTGTCGCTGGTGCCACCCAACTCGCCGTTCTTCCGCCTGGTCATCGACGACAAGGCCGCTCGCCAGCTCGACGCCGATGCCGAGCTGAAGGTCACCGTCCACGAAGCACTTGCCGCCATCGAGCGGCGCGTCAGCCGGGAGATTGAGATCCGCGCTCTGCGACCGGCGCTGACCTACGCGATCAAGCTGCTCATCGCCACCGGCAACGCTCTGATTCACTTGCCCGACGAGGGCGGCTTGCGCGTCTTTAGCCTGAAGAACTACGTCGTCGAGCGCGATCCGATGGGCAATCTATGCGAGATTGTCATCAAGGAAACGGTGTCCAAGTACGCGCTTGATCCGGACGCCAAGGCTCTGCTGGGCCTCGATGTCGAAGTCGAGGACGAGTACAAGGAGCCAGGTAAAGACACCTACGATCTCTACACCTACGTCGAGCGTGAAGAAGACGGCAAGTATCACGTTCACCAGGAGATCGAAGGAAAGATCATTCCCGAGTCGGTTGGCGAATACGAAGGCGATCTGCTGCCGTTCCTGGCGCTTCGCTGGACGGCTATCTCGGGAGAACACTACGGTCGCGGTCTTGTCGAGGAAATGCTTGGTGACTTGGCCTCGCTCGAAGCCCTCACCAAAGCAATCGTCATCGGCTCTGCGGCCTCCGCTCGCGTCGTTGGTTTGGTCAACCCTGCTGGATACACCAAGGCATCGGACTTGAATAAAGCCGAAAACGGTGCCTTTGTCGTGGGAAATGCTGCTGATGTCAGCTTCCTACAGGTGCAAAAAGGAGGTGATTTCCGAGTCGCGCTAGAGGCCGTAGCATCCATCACTAGGCGCGTGGAAGCGAGCTTCCTGCTTAACGCCAGCGTGCAACGCCAAGCGGAGCGCGTTACAGCAGAAGAAATCAGGCTGTTAGCTAGCGAGCTGGAAGCCGCCCTGGGCGGTGTCTACGCCACGCTTAGCCAGGAATTGCAGCTTCCATTGGTGCGACGCATGATGGCCCAACTCACGAATGGGCAGCAGATCGTCGCTATTCCGAAAGCCCTCAAGAGCGCGATTCGTCCGGCTATCATCACCGGGACGGAGGCGCTTGGGCGTATGTCTGACCTAGAGCGTCTGCGCGTTTGGGCGCAGATCGTGCAGACTACCCTTGGGCCGGAAGCGCTTCCCAAGTTCGTCAACCCCGAAGTCCTCGCACGCACGGCGGCGATGGCGCTCGGACTCGACATCAAGGGACTGGTTAAGACCCGAGAAGAAATGGATTCTGAAACGCAGCAAGCGCAGGCTGCGGGTAACGCCGCTATGGTCGCCAAGGGCGCGGTGGGGCCAGCGACCGGCGGTGTTATGGACATGATGAAGATGGCTTTGCAGCAGCAGCAAGAATCTGCCGGAGCTGCGATGCCCCCTGGAATGACGCCAGGGCAACCCCCCGCATAGGAGTAGAAAATGGCTGATCTCAAGTCTGTAACGATTGCACCCGAACCTGTAGGAACCGAAGCTCCGCCGCCGGTAACCAATCCGTTGGCGGATGCGGCTCCGGCTCCGACCCCGGCTCCGACTTCCGAGCGCCCCCAATGGCTCCCCGAGAAGTTCAAGGATCCCGCCGATCTTGCCAAGGCGTATGCCGCCCTGGAATCCAAGCTCGGCAAGCCGCCGGAGGCGGAAGCCGCCCCCGAGGATCCGCTCGCGATCAAGCCGACGCCCCCTCCCGCAGAGGATCCCGATGCGTTCATCGAGAGCTACTCGAAGGAGTTCATGGAGTCCGGAAAGCTCTCGGATGCGTCCTATGACGCGCTGAAGGCCAAGGGCTTTTCCAGGAAGATGGTTGACGGCTTTATCGCCGGTCAGCAGGCGATCCTGGAGCAGAGCCGCAATCAAGTCTTCGGTCTTGCTGGTGGCGAGGAAGGCTACAAGGAGATGTTGGCCTGGGCGGGTCAGAATCTCAACAAGAATGAAATCGAGGCTTTCAACAAAGCCGTTACCTCCGGTGATCGAGACATGATCAACATGGCGGTGACGGGTTTGTCGGCCCGACACAAGACCGCGCAAGGCCCGAAGCTTCTCCAGGGTCAATCGAGCGGTGGCTCCCGCGAGGGATTCGCTAGCCGCGCCGAGCTTGCGAAGGCTGTCGCCGATCCTCGCTACAACAACGATCCGGCGTATCGGCGCCGAGTTGAAGAGAAGCTGGCTATTTCGAGATTTGGTTGATTGCGAAGAGGATTGCGAAGCACATCGAAGTGGACACCAACGGGTGTTGGCTTTGGATCGGAGCGCTCAATCCTTCCGGCTATGGGAGAATCAATGCGCGACTGGACGGTAAGAAGTTCCAGCTCGCCCATCGGTTCTCCCTAGCGCTTTATAGAGGTGACCCCGGCCCCTTGGATGTGGATCACAAGTGCAACGTCAAGCGTTGCGTGAATCCCGATCATCTTGAAGCGGTCGATCCCAGCGTGAACCGTGGACGGTATGTCCATTGGAACACCAAGAAAACAGCTTGCAAATACGGTCATGCGTTCTCGGAAGATCCGAAGAGGGGCCGTGTTTGTAAAGAGTGCCGCTTGAGAAGGCGGCGTGCGACCTAAACAGTTCCGGTAGCCTCCTGCGACCCGCCTACGGGTGGATAATCCTGCGAGACTCGGATTCGTGTGATCGTCTCACATTGGTTCGTTTCTTTTCTATCTGCGTTTATACGCAGGAGGTAAATCATGGCACGCATTATTGGCGTTTCTACTTCCGGCAATACCCAAGGTACGCCGGACACCGCGCTGTTGTATGAGTTGTTTGCGGGTGAAGTCCTTGCGGAGTTCGCGAAGACGACGGTTGCTGCGGACACGATTCGTCAACGTACCCTTCCGAAGGGTGCTAAGTCGATTTCGTTCCCTAAGCTTGGAACGGCGACGGCGGGTTATCACACCGCTGGGCAAAACATCATCACGACGAATGCTGACGGCTACGCCAACACCACCACCTCTCCCCGAGGTGATGTTTACAAGGGCGAGAAGATCATCTTTGCCGACAAACTTCTGCTTTCGTCGGTTCTCGTCGATAATCTCGAAGCGAAGCTGTTGGCTTGGGATGCACGCGCTGAATACTCGCGTCTTCTCGGTCGCTCAATCGGTGAGAAGATTGATCAGACGATCATGCGCGTGATCTTCAACGGTGCTGGCGTTGCGGCTGATGCTGATTACACGGGTCACCCCGGTGGTATCGCGAAGACCGTGAATGCGACTGCGGCCGGAACGGACGTTGCGACGTTGACTGCTGCCGCTAACGTGGCTACCGATGTCCCGTTGTTCTTGACCTCTCTTATGGAAGTTAAGACCGCGATGGATAACAATTCGGTGCCTGCCGAAGGCCGTATTTGCGTTATCCCACCCGCTGTCTACAACTGGCTCCTCTCGGGCGCTCTCAAGGGCATCGCGTCGGGTCTGTTTGTTAATCGTGATGTTGGTGGAGCAGGCTCGGTTTCGTCGGGCGGTCTCGGGAATATTGCTGGATTCCGAATGGTCATGTCCAACAATATGCCCTTCTCGAACTTTTCCAGCACGGCTCACCGGCTCATTTCGGGAGAAGGCAACACCTACAGCGCCGATACGTCGGCGTTGGCTGCTCTCTGCTACCACTCGGAAGCTGCCGGTATGGTCAAGGTCTCGGATCTCGCCGTCGAGTCCGAGTACATGACCGAGTACCAGGCCGATCTCCTCGTCGCTAAGCTTGCTTGCGGCGTCGATGTGCTGCGCCCCGAGGCGTGCGCGAAGATCACCGTCGTCTGATACTTGATCGCGGTTCCCAGGGGGCTTCGGCTCCCTGGGTTTCCTTTTGGGAGGTTCCATGCAGGCCACTACAAAGCTCGAAGCCATTAATGCGATGCTATCTGCCGCTTCCGAAGCTCCGGTAAGCACGCTCGACGGCAACAACGGTGTCCAAGTGCAAGTTGCCCTGGCTGTCCTGGACGAAGCTTCCCGCCGAGTGCAAGGGGATGGATGGACGTTCAATCGCTTCGAGACGACGTTCATTCGCGATAGCAACAACAAGATTCCGATCAACGTCGATGTCATCGCTCTCGACTACCCCGATGACCAGCACACGGATCACGATTACACGATCCGCGGCAACTATCTGTGGGATGTAAACGAGAACACCGACACCTTCGACGCTGACGTAACGCTCCGCGCAACGCTGCTCCTGGACTGGGCGGATCTGCCGTTCCATGCCAAGGACTTCATCATGGCGCGAGCAATCCGGATGTACACCGATCGAACCGTAGGCACGCCCACGCTTGCCCAGGCGACTCGCCAGGACGAGATGGAAGCGATGGCGCGGTTCAAGCGAACCGAGATGGACATCGGTGACTACCATGTCCTGGACTCGGAGACTTACCGTCGCATCGTCTTGAGGAAGATCTAATGCCGAGGGCGGTAACCTACGAGTTCTCCTACAACATCGAAAACGTGTTGGGAGGCGTGAGCCAGCAGGCCCCATCGGTTCGTCGTCCTGATCAATGCGAGCAACTCGACAACGCCTACATCAACCTGGTGGACGGGCTTCACAAACGAGCGCCCACCGAACACCTGGCGTTTGCCTACAACAACGCCAGCATCCCGGCAAACGGAGCGAAGCTCCACACGATTGATCGCGGCACCGGCGAGCAGATCGCCTTGATCATGACGAATGGGGCGCTGAAGGCGTACAACGCCGTCACCGGCGCGGCAATCACCATTAATGACCCTAGCGGTTATGTCGCGTCTTACTGCGCCACGACGCTTCCCGAGCAGCGGCTCAAGGCTCTCACCGTTCAGGACACAACCTACATCCTGAACACCGAGAAGATCGTCGCAAAAGATACGGTTAACTACGTTCCGATGATTCCTTCGATTTATCAGAAGGAATTCATCATCTTCGTCCGAGCCGCCAACTACAACCAAACCTACAACGTCAAGTTTGGTGGATGCACCGGCGGAGCGCTTTCGACGGTGACCTACACTTCGACCACTTGGGACGGCACGAAGAACACCGGCGTGCAAGGGCCAGGTGGAGCGGGGACTCTTATTCCGGCTACTGGCTACGCTGCCGTTCAAACCGAGGGCATCGCCGAAGACCTCAAGAACAAGATCAACGCCGGGACGACGACGGTGCATGGTGTCACCGCCACGCGCTACGGCTCGATCCTTCATTGTGTCCGGCCTACGTCGGCGGCATACACGTTTGCAAACGTCGAATGCACCGACTCTGTAGGAAATACGTCTCTTCTTCTTGCGTTTGAGCAAGTCGATCAAGCGGAGAACTTCCTCCCCGAGATCGCCCGAGACGGCTTTATCCTAAAGGTTATCGGAGACGCTGATCGCGACATCGACGATCACTACGTCGAGTTTGTTGGCGACAAGAACGACAGCTTGACCGTTGGACGCGGGTATTGGCGCGAATCTCTCAAAGCCACCCCATACCAGGCGGTGCCGTCGTCGTCGGTTAATCAGCATCACAAGTGGGACGCTTCGACGCTTCCGCTGACGCTTACCTACGCTAGTGGCATTTTAACCGTTGCCCGTCCCTCCTGGGCGGAGCGCACCGTTGGCGACGAGACGATTAATCCGTTCCCGTCGATACTCGGGAAGACGATTACCGATATGTTCTTCTTCCAGGATCGCCTGGGATTCGTCTCCGAAGACAACGTGGTCATGTCAGAACAAGGTTATTACTACAACCTGTTCCGAACCTCGAATCGGCTGCTGGTCGATACCGATCGCATCGACGTTGCGGTCAGCGGCACCAAGGTAGCTAAGATCAACCACGCCATTCCGTTTAGCCAATATCTGCTGCTGGTTTCAGACCGATCGCAGTATTTGCTTCGAGGCCAGGATGTCCTGGCGCCGCGAACCGTGACCGTCGTCCCGACAACGGACTTCGTTCATCTTCCGTATGTGACCCCGGTGTCATCGGGGCGAGCGGTGTTCCTGACGGAGAAGCTCGGATCGTATTCGATGATCCGCGAGTTCCTCCAGGTTGACGCCAATGAAGTCTTCGATGCTTTCGACATCACAGGGCAGATCCCGTCATACATTCGCGGCGAGATCAAGCAACTCTCGGTCAGCACGAATCACGACGTTCTCTCGATCATCACCGACGACAAGAACTACTTGTACACCTA